ACGGTGGGGACCGTCGACGACCCGCTACTTGCCAGATACAACCTCCCCAACAGCCTCCGTGTGGTGGCCGATTCGTCGCGATCGGCCGCATATACAGTCCGCATTGGACCACTCCACTTTTACAATCGCGCGTCCGTCGAGATTCCGAGCCGAACGAAAGAGACGGCAGTCACGGACGCCACGGTCAACAGCACGATCGGTGCCACATCTTGGCAGGTACTTGGCGTCTATCGGCTCAAGGAGGGGTACGAGGGTGCTGCGACCAATATCAACACCCTCGATGTCGAGGCGGGCAGCGGAGACTGTCGCGTCGAAGTCCGCGAAGTCCTGCCGGAGTTTCTCTCGGGCCTGCCGGCCGACAGCGAATGGATTGCCCCAGGCACCCAGAACCCAGACGAAACTGCTATCGAGGGTGTCGAGCAGGGCGACAGCGCCAACGCCGGCGAATACGATCCGGGCACGGTCACAATCGCCACCTTCTCGACAGAGGGGAAGGTCATCCCGCGGGGCCGGCAACTTGATGTTGCCAACGCCACCGGCGGCCAGGGCAACAAACCTGGGCAAAAAGAGACCGAACAACTCCAAGAAAAGGTGAGCGAATTGAAGTATATCGCTGTCCTTGCCCAGTCCTCGTCGACGATCAATCGTGCTACAGTTGAGTTCCGACAGCGCTGGTGACACAATCCATGTCTGATACATCCAACACCGACGCCGAGACCGAAGGCGACCAACCGGCAAATGACGACACCGTCCAAGAAGTAACCGGCGACGCCACTGCCGACACCACTCGGATGGAACTGACTGCCGCCGAGCAGGTCGACATGGCGATGCGTCAGATCCTCGCCGACCAACTCGGTGAGAAAGTCGATGCCGAAGGCATCCCGGACTACTACGAGGTGTTCGACTGGGACCCCAACCCGACGGCGACGGACTACTACGCGATGGCGCTGCGAAATCCGTACGCCTTTGCGGTGACGTTCCTACCGCCGATGACATCCTGGCGGGACCCGCCGGAGATCGTCGACGACGCTGAGGGTGCAGACGGCCAGACTGACTTCGAGGAAAACATCGAACGCATCGCTCGCGAGAACGACCTCTGGAACTACGGCAGTCGGGCGGACATGCTCGCCGGCATCGGGACGTTCGGCCTGCTCGTGCTGGAGTTCGACGACATTGAGCAGGCCGATGTCGGTGACGGCCGCAACGGTGGGTTTGCGTCCGAGGTCGGCGATCCGTCGAGCCTGCAGGGACTCAAGGTCTACTCGCGCGAATCGGTCGACAACGTCGTTCTCGGTGGTCCGGGGTCTGGTCGCTGGAACCAGCCGCTGCGATACGAGCTTGACCTCACTGACGAGAACGACGAGGAGTTCGGGATCGAGCAGCAGGGGCCGGACACGATGTGGGTGCATCACTCGCGAGTGATCCACATCCACTCGGACCAACTCCTCGACGACGAGATGCGAGGCATCCCCCGCCAACAGCCCGTCTACAACAACCTCGTCGATATCGAGAAGACGCTGGGGAGTGCCGGTGAACTCGCGTACCGGGCGTCGGCATGGGGCATCAACATCAACATTTCGAAGGATTTCCAGATCGACGACGATGCCCAGGAACAACTCCGAGAGCATCTGTCCCGCTGGCAGCACGGCCTGGAGAACGTCCTCCGAACGCACGGTGCGGACGATGTCAAGAGCCTCGGTGGCGAGGACATCGACCCGAGCCTCGTGATCGACCCAAACGTCGAAGGTCTCTCCGCGCAGACCGGCATCCCGCAGTCGATCCTCAAAGGCAACGAAACGGGCGAGCGCGCAACCACGCAAGATCTCAAAGAGTGGTACGGGAAGATCCAGGAGCGCCGCGAGCAGTTCGTGACACCGACGATCGTCCGCGCGATTGTCGATCGACTGATCAAGTATGGCGTCGCCCCGGCCCCGCGGAACGGGCCAGAAGCGTACTCCGTCGAGTGGGAGCCGCTGCACGAGATGAGCGAGAAGGACGAGGCCGACATCCAGCAGACGCGCGCCCAGGCACTCAAGCAGTGGCCCGACGCGTCGGTTGTCCTGGACCGTCAGCAGCAGGCGGAGTTTATCAAGGAGGGGACGCTGCCGACGGAGTTCGATACCGAGGAGATCCCGCCGCTCGACGAGTCCAACCCAGAGGTCCAGGCCCAGTTCGAGGCGTCGCAAGGCACGCCGGCGCTGCCGGACGGTGGCACCGGCGAGGAGGATACTGATGAGTAGCGCCCACGCCCACGGAAGCGGATCGCACGGCCACCGCCACCACCTCCACGCCGCGACAGCCGACGGTCGGGACCCGACGCGAACCAAGACTGTTCGCGACACCTACGCCCAACGCCTCCGGGGTCCGTTCGGCCGGATCAACGCCAAGATCCGCAAAGGCATCGTCGCGGAGGACCGCCTTGACCTCCAGGCGGCCGAGGTCACCGCCGACATCAGCCCACTCCCCTCGCAATTTCCCGAGCGAGAGGACCAACAGGTCGAGACGTTCAACGCTTGGCTGGAACGCCAGCAAGACCAAGAAGTCCTGACCGTCATCGGGAAGGACCGCAACCGATTTCTCGACGCTGGCTACGAGCGCGGACTTCGGCAGGCTGAAACGTTGCTCCGGGACGCCGGCGTCAAGGTCGTTGATGAACCTATCGAGGCGACACTCCGGCGACCGGTCCACCGCGACACGCTCGAACTCCTCTACACCCGGGACTACTCCGATCTGGAGGGGATCACCGCCGAGGTCTCGAAACAGGCCAACCGGACACTGGCCCAAGGGCTTGCACAGGGGCTCAGTTCGAGCGATATCGCGAACAACCTGACCGACCGCATCGACGCGATCGGGAAGACGCGATCGACGACACTGGCTCGGACGTCGGTGATCGACGCCCATGCCTCGGCGACGCTCAACCGCTATGAGGAGATGGGCGTCGACAGCGTCACCGGCAAAGCGGAGTTGATGACCGCCGGCGACCGCCGGGTCTGCGCTCAGTGCCAATCGCTGGAGGGCACCGTCTACACGGTCAAAGAGGCTCGGGGCGTGATCCCGGTCCACGCCAGGTGTCGATGTGCCTGGGTGCCAGTGGTCGGTAGTTGATGCAGCCTGTCCGATGACCCTCAACCGAATCCACGCGCAAGCGTGAGGGGCGAGGCCCTGGGCCGTTTTTGGATCATGAAGAACACACACGATCTCCGCGTCTCGGCGCGGACAGCGCAACTGCTCGCCAGCGACGGCGACGACGGAGACGGCCCACCGTGGCGGTTCTCTGGTGTCGCTGTCGCTGCGGGCGACATCCTCCATATGGATGACGGGACACCCGTCCTGTTCACGGCGGAGGAGCTACGCGCCGCTGCCGAGACCCAGACTGACGAACCGCTCACGGTCGACCACCCGACCGACGACTCGGGCCGGCCGCAGTACCCACCGCCGACAGACGAAACTGTGGGCAAAGTCCAGAAAGCCGGATATGTCGACGACGTCGACGGCGTCGCCTATGAGGCCACCACCCACGACGAGGATATCGCCAACGGCGTCCAGGCTGGCAGCTTCGAGGTGTCCGTCCATCCGACGTTCGAGCTTGGCGAGACAGACCCCGAAACGGGCGCTCGCAAGGCCACAAACATCAAGTTCCGGGACCTGTCGACAGTCTCGAAAGGCGACAGTCCCTCGAACACTGCCGAGTGGGGGCCAAACCAGGCGCTGGCCTCCTGGACCCAGTCGAACGACATCGGCGAGGAACTGACCGCCGCCGAGCAGGTCGAGGACGAAGACACGCGCTCGCTCGTCGAGCGACTTGCCGAGCGGGTCGGCATCCTCAACACCGACGATATGCGCGGTGGTGTCCGCCTCCGTGACCAGACTACCAACGGCGAGATGGTCACGGTCAGAGACGCCGGCTTCGACGATGCTCCTTGGATGGTCTCAGTCCACGGCCCAGGCGAGGAGTTCGCCGACATCGGCGAGGGACTCGGCCCGGCGTTGGGCACGAGCGAGGCCTTCGACGCCGGCGACTACGAAGGCACCGTCGAGATCCCGCTCGCGGAGTCGCTCCAGGAGGACCAGACGCTGTTCGCACTGTTGCGCTACCAAGCGAACGGCGAGGTCTCCGACCCGATTCCCACGAGCGACGGGAGCTACTATCTCGACTCTGGCTTCGTCGCCGTCGCGCCCGATGGCGTGATGGACGACGACGCCGGCGAAGTGACGGCCGACGCATCGACCTCCGACGAACCGGCGGAATCCGGCACGGACGCGGACACGGACCCTGATTCTCTCATGGGAACTGACCCTGACGACAACACTGACCCAGACGATGCCCCCGACGACGGCAACGGTGCCGACGGGGGCGATGGAACAGACTCGAAAACGCTCGCTGACATGACCGTCGACGAACTCGGCTCCGCGCTGCGCGAGCAGGGCTTCGTCACCGAGGACGGCCTCGACGAGGCGGTCGCCAACGCACAGGACCAGATGGACAAGGCCGAGAAGGTCGAAGAGATCGTCGCCAAGAGCGACGACTTCGGCGAGGAGGACCGCGAGGGCCTGATGGCCTCGTCGAACACGCTGGTCGATCGCGAGTACAAGCGCATCCGCGGCGAACTCGCTGCCCAACTCCCCGGCAACGGCAAAGCCGCGACACTCACCGCAAGCGCCGACAGTGACGCCGAGGCCGACGAGTACGGCACCGGCGTCCAGGAGGACTAACTGATGATCGCACAGAACCAGTCCGTCATCGCGAACGTCGAAGGTAACGAGAGTCTCATCGACGGCGCTGCCGACGAGGCAATCGAACCCGGACAGGGCGTCGTCTGGTATCGAGACGCCAACGGCGACGTCCAAGTCAAACTGGTCGGCGCGGATGCCGACACCAAACGCATCGCTCGCGAACAGCGCAACCCGCCCCGAAGCCTGGGCGACGTAGGCGACTCGCCGCTCGACGACGCCTACGCCGCCGACGACAACTGCGAGACGGTCGGCTTCCGGCGGTACGACCGCGCCCGACTGCGTCACGACGGCAACATCGGCACGCCTGGCAACTTCGAAGACGCCGAAGTCGGCTGGGACGCCAACGGCTACATCACCGACTCGCCGACCGTCGCGATCGGCCGTGGTATCGAAGTGATCGACCGAGCCAGTGGTGACGACTTCGTCATCGTGGAGTTCTACTGAAATGAGTACTGCAAACTCTGCCGTCTCGACAGCTATCGAGGCACCGAAAGAGGTCGAGAATCGCATCCCGCTGACCGCACAGGCGGCGCTGTTCAACCCTGTCCCCGACGTCCGCGAGAACGCACTCA